AATAAAAGAAGGGCAACGTTAAGCTGCCCCTCCTTAGTTTTATTTAATACCATACTTATCTGCAGTGTGTTTAATCCATAGTAGTGTGGTAGTAAGATGTTGTTTAGCTATACCTAACTCTTCTGTATCTAATAGATTACTATTTATGTATTCTTCTATCCAAGTAAAGTGATCTAGTAAACCTTCTTCAAACACCTGCCTCTTTTTATCTATGTGATCTTGTGCTTCTTGTTCTAGTTTCACAATGCTTTTACCTACCTATTATACTGGTGGCATAGTTACAAATAATGTAGTGATATAATCTACAGTGTTTGATGCAACACCTAAAGCTACAAACATTTTTAAAGATACTACGACTAATGTTTCTACCATATTATTTCCTTTAAGTTAAGTCTACAATTTCACAGCTATCACCAGAACACGCTAGTGTCTGACTACCTGCTGTATTATCTTCTTTCTCATAGTCAGCAAGACTATCCCAATCAATTTTATCAGGCATACTTGACAGTAGTGTTTTGTATTCTTCTTCACTACAATCCTGATAAGGTGCTTGTTGATAGGTATGCTCATTGAATGGCAAGAAAGAAACACCACTCATTTCATCAAAGTGTTTATACACGAATGCACCCACTTCAAACCACTCATCAGATCTAACGTTGATGGTTACACTAGGTTTGTGCTCACACCAATGCCTCTGATAAGATAGCCACATCTCTAGTTGTTGAATAGCTGTAGTATCTTTTGTACATACAGCACCCTCTGGAGATTTTTGAGGAAAGCTAAACACTACAGTTGTGTCAGGCTTCATTACACAAGGCTCATTAGGTATGCCTTGCTCTTTCATAAACTGAGTTAGAGGGTCTTTAACATCACCCCTGACAGTACGAATATAGTAGGGGGAATGACGAGAGTGAATCCCACTGCTAGATGACACCAGTTGTGATACGGTTCCAGACGGTTTGACACAACTGATAGCAGTAGAAGTAGGGATGCCAAGCCGTTCAGCCCACTCAGCATTAGTAGTGACAGCAATAGAACGTAAGTGCTCAAGAGTTTTCTCCAATCCAGAGTTAGCTTTAGTAAGTAAAGGGTTATCCATTATCCCTGTGAGTGACACACCCAACAGGCGTTCTTCTTCTGTATTTCGCACCCACAATTTTCGCAAGTACGGGAACTTGGTGTAGGTAGATTGTACTGTACCCAAGATCGTAGCAAAACGAACTTTCTTTTCAAGGTCTTGAATATTATCTGTTGCACGTACTACTACCTCTGTTAAGTTACACACTTGCCCACTGCGTAGAATTATCTCACTGCAAGGATTAGTTCCAAACTCTTGGTCAGGGTCACGCCTCCCATTCTTAGCTGCTTGTTTCTTAGCTGCTTCACGGTTGAAGATACCACGCTCACCTGAACCTGATTCCACCAAAGCCATCCACTCACGCATGAAAGACAAACTGTCCGGCTTCTCACCGTATGCAACTGAGTTGTTAGCTAGGGCACGTTGTGGTTCGTTCTCCCACCAGTTACCTGACTTAGCGTGACGCATACGATCATCAGATAGATTTGACAAACTGATCATAGCACTGCGTCTTACACCACCCACGACTACGACTTCACCTATCTTACACATTATGTCGTGACACTCTATGCTAGACAAACGACGCACTTGTGCATCTTTAAATGTTTTAACTACAAAGTTAAATAGATCTACTAGAGGCGCAGGACCACTAGCTCTACCACCAAATGTCTTAAGTCTAGCACCTGCAGGACGTATCCTGCTAACATCCCACGTAGGTATTTCTCCACTGTACAAGAGAGCAATAAGTTGACGTAAGGCTTTAGACCATCCTTCCTTACTGTCTTTAACTACGATGTTAGTTTCACTATCAAACAACACAGGTACGTCTGGTAGCTTCTGGACGTACTGTCTTTCTACTGAGAAGCCTACCCCTGTTCCACACATAAGCACATGCATTGCTTCATCAAAAGCTACAATGTTATCCACGGCTATGTATGAACAGTTGTACATAGAAATGTTATCTCGTGTTGCGGCAGGACCAGCAGTCATTAAGCTTCGCATTGATGGCATCACCTCAAGACCTAAGATAGCTTGCTCTATGTCTTTTATGTATGTATCATTGCCAGCTACAGGACGTACAACGTTGTCCATGTAACGTGATACAGTCTCTTCCCATGTCTCTCGACGTTTCTCTTTATCTAGCCAACGTGCATAGCGTGACTTATGTATAAACGTTTGGTAGTCTGTAGGTAATGAATTACTCATCTGTTATCCCCTGATCCTTGCAATACGCCACGCTTTTGACGGCTATCTAATTTTTCTATATTCATTTCAGCTACTGTTTGTAGGCTAGATCCATAAAAATTAGACAAAGCAGCAACATAAAATAGAACATCTCCTAATTCTTTTAGTATACCTTTATCATCTAGTACAGCCCCATCCCTAAAACTTTTCTTTAACTTTTCTGCTATCTCTCCAGCTTCTCCTACAAGACCAAGAGTGTTTTCTATCTGTCGTGTCTGTCCTTTAGTTAATATCTTACCTTCTACCCACTGGCTGTAAGCAGCAAGATCATTCTTTGGCGTACCATCCTCATTAAATATATCATAGTAGGGATCATAGTCTGGCTTCATGTATATCTTTCCTTTATTAAAATGTTATGTATTGCAACATCATCTATATCATAGAATGTATTTCTTACAAGATCACTAATGTCTTCTGTGTGTGCGTCATCATATGATCCTAGTATATTATTATCTTCATCTATCTGAAGTATAAAAGTTACACTAAAAGTTTTAACTTTCATCTGTGCTTCTCCGCTAGAGCCTCATTCATTTTATTCAAGTACCATGCAGCTTTCTTCATATCTTCAGCAGGTTTTTGCTTATAGGCATAGCGGTGCTGATACTTAATCATGTTACCATGACAGTACGCAATAAAACCATCTAAGCCTACCACTTGCCTGATATAATCAATACACTCTATACCTCCCATATTGTAATGAGCAGGGCGATCTACAGGATCAAATTCAGTCATGCGTTACCTTTCGTTTTTGTGTAAGCGTTGAAGTTTATTATCTCGCCATTACGTCTTTGTACAGTTTTGTCTTTATTGATAAGCTTATTTGCTTCTTGAAGTAACAGTTGATTTCTATGATCATTAACTCTGTCCATCAACTCTCCATCCTTTTCCATTAAGTCTAAGAAAGCACTGCATAAAGTAGCAACATAAATTAAATCTTGAAGTACATCTGTAGAGTAACAGAAGTTGTCACCTACTGCTACTCCTGTAGCTACACTACCATCCCAATCGTCTAGATTATCATTGCTTGTAGGTTTTATAATAAAAGCAACTTCATCTTCCGCTAATTCATATGGCATATTAATCTCTCCTTTCTGTCTTTAATGGTATTATTCTTTTTCGAGTAGCAGTCCCTTCTTCTTTAAGCCACTCTTCTGGTATAACTCTGTTTGCCCACAAGAATCCTTTCTTCTCACACCACTGTGCATATGTAGTTTTAGAACCTTTATATAATTTAGATCTAGCGTTACTAAATACAAATCTAATATCTAATTCAGGATGTTGTCTACGAACTTCTATATGCTTGTGCCTATCTTCAGAATCAAATTGTCCTTTGGTTTCAATAAGTATCCCATTGTCTAGCTGAAAGTCAGGAGTGTAAGTACGATAACGTAAGTCTTCCCACTCTATCTTCAGCTGTTCATACCTGACAATCTTCTGGCATTTAGACAGTACAAGAGCAGTACTTTTTTCAAGCCCACTCCTGTACTTTCTTTTAGAATGATACCGTTTATGCGGCTTCATTGTCTGGCTCAGAGCTACTCTCAAGAGAAGCCTTAAGTTCTTTTACTAAGCTGTTACCAGAATTAGATACGCATCTCCATTGATACTCTAATTGCTGCTTAATAGATCCGTTGAATTGAATCTCATTTAACATAGCAACTTCTTTTTCTGTAAAGTCTTCTGTATCATATTCTATTTCGTCTAGTGTAATTTTAGCCATTCTTATTCATCCTTCTACGTGAACATATTCTACTAGTGGTGGTGCCTTAGTTCCTGTGTAAACTTTAGAGGGTAGCTCTTGTAACTCAGGCCAGCACTTCTTCTTGTGACTACACCATGAGCATGTCTTGCATAGCTTCATGTTGCCACTTGCTTTCTTTCTAAACGTTTCTGGTTCAGCTTTAAAGCAACGCTCAAAGGGTTCATCATTATTAATATAATTAACTGTACCTTCGATTGTTTCCATTATCTCCTCTACATTAGCTGTTTCAGCTGTTACATATTTAAATTGCCCATTTACTTTATTGATTACCCACCAGCCGCCAACTTCTTTATCAGCAGCTTTAGCATAACCTACAAGTTGTGATACATAACCAAAGTCATCAGAGTAAGCTAGAGAATCATAACTAGAAAACTTGTTGTCATAACCGTAGGGTGTAGTTGATTTAACATCATCCACCTTACCATTCAACACCATGTCGTACTCACCTTTAATAGTATCAGCACCAACTTTTAGTTCAACTTTATTGTTGTCTTCAAAGCTAACTCCAGCAGCACGTAGTATGCCTTTGAATATAGCTTCAGTCCAATCACCCATCAACATATTTAACATAAAAGAAGTAGGCTTCTGTACGTCAGTCTCAGGGTAGTTCTTGTCGAACCAAAGTTGGCACCTTGGGCGTCCAATGTTTGACATACGTAAACGAAACTCTTCACGTGGCCCACCATTGAACTGTTTATTAAGTGCAGCAGCCACATCAGTGGCTACTTGCTGTATTACTTCTTCACTCATACTTGCCTTGCCATTAATAGCTGACCGCAAGAATGCGTGTACTGATAGCTCAGCAGGATGAATCATCCCTCAAACTCTTTCACTTCTACAAGTGAACCAACTAGATCCGCTTCTTGTTGTGAGATATTTCCAGCAGCTGCTTCTTCATGCTTACCTTCTATCCAAGAGTTAGTACCAGAGATCCAATCCATGAAGTCCTGAAGGGTCTGACTATCGCTCTCACCATAAGATACTTGCTCACCTAATGCAGGTACAATGATAGCGTACTTACCACCAGAAGGAAGATCACGTTTAGCACTACCTAATTTTATAGTATGCTCAACAGGAGTTAACTTCTTACTCATAATCTGATTGATAGCTGCATCCATAGATTTCATAGACTCGCTGTTTTTGATGTCCATTACAAATGGTATTTCTTCATCTAGATTACTGATAGAATTTCCTAGATCATCAGTAGGCTTATCTAATTTTACAACACCAAGCAATACACGAACTCTTTTAACTCCACGTATTATTGTTTTCATTTCTTCAGGCAAAGATTGAAAGTCTTTAATATAACCTGAAGGTCTGCCTAAATTAAACTTACCTGTTGTATCTTTAAGATCTACATTAAGGCTAGTAGATAGTAATGTTTTATCCATAGACTTTGTTTCAGCATCCCACCTCTGCCATTGATGACGTTGTGAAAAGATACGTGTTGATAGTGTCTTACTATAAACAATCTCTCCATCAGGCATGGTAATCTTATACGCACCTACAGGAACTTTAATGTGCTCATCCCCTTCAGCATCTGTCTGCGTAAGAGCAGAATGTATTTGATTGATTCTTGCTAAGGATGACTGAGAGCTAGTAGTTGCTCCTGTACTTATGCCCATAGCTTCTGCAAGAGACATACCTTCTACTTTAAGTGCTACTTCTGTATTCATATTGATATTCCTTTCATATGAAATTATTTATTAAGAGACTAAGTTATACCCTTATACGTCATGCGTGTCAAGCCAATTCGGTCCTATTTTTGCTTCTAATAATAAAGGTACATTCATCTTTACTTTATAGTAATCATAAATTATTTGGTGTAGGTCCATGTTCATAGTATTAATAATTTCTATTACCTGATCTTTTTCATAAGGATGTATGTCTATAACCATTGAATCGTGCACACTATTAACTAGTGTAGATCTCATTGGCATCAACCTATTCTCTAACTCAACCAGTACTACAGGTACAATATCTCCTGTGGCAAAGCCTTGTACTGGATAGTTTTTTATCATAGTAAAGTTTGTTGGTAAACCATTAGCTCTCCTTTCTGTGTTAGGAAAGGCATACTGTCTGCCTCCCACGTTAGTAATCTTTTGATAGCGTATTGCTTCATCTCCTAGTTTCTTGTGCCACCTAGCTATACCTTTGTACTTCTCTATAAACTGATGATAGTAGGATGCTTCTGCTGGTGTTCTTCCATAACCTGTGGCCCCAAACAACGGAGCAAATGTATGTTCCTTAGCTTCCTGTCTAGTAGTTGACTGTCCTGCATCAGTGATAACTTCTGCTGTGTAGCTGTGAACATCAAACCCTGACTCAATCTCAGAGATTGCAACATCATCCTGTGCTAAGAACGCTGCAACACGAAATTCAAGCTGGGCAAAATCACACTCACATATGTGACCACCTTCCCATCTAGATACAAACACTTTCTTAACAGGGAATGTACCTCCTCTTGGCATGTTCTGCATATTAGGGTTGCGTCCTGAGAACCTGCCTGTACTTGTGATGTGTTGTGTAAGACCAACATGAAGGTATCCATCCTTCTTTGTAAAGTTAGATATACCCTCAACAAAAGAAGATAGATAGCTAGATATAGCTGACAAGCGTTTAAGATCTTTAAGAAAATCTACAGCACTATCCATCTTATTCGCCCTAGCTGTAGTCATAAGAGCAGAAAGATTATCCTTACCTGTACTAAAACCATTAGCACTAACCCAACTTTTGCTAGGCGGCATGAATCCTAACCCCGCCAACTCATTGGACTTTTTAAGTTGGTATCCTCTGGACTCACAGGATTTACATTTGTTAGGTCTTGAGAATTTTGTACCATCTTTTTTGATACGATATACGCTACCAGTACCACTGCAATCAGGACAGGTAAAAGCGGTGGTCTTACGCACGTAAGTTGTATTGGCCTTAACAGCATCCTTATACTCCTTATCTGTTTTGGTAAACTCAAACAGCTGAACCCACTCCTTCTTATCTATAGGCTTACAACTGTACACTACCTCTGACATCTGCGCTGGGCTGTTAAGGTTAATGGGAGTGTCACCCATAAGTTTACGTACCTTAACCTGTAACCTTTCTTCTATCTCAGCTTTCTCTGTTTCAAACTCACTACGTACAGACTCTAGTGCATCCAAGTCTACTTTAAGTCCTGATGAATACATGCGAGAAAGACTTAAGCAAACCTTAAATGTAATATCACGTATATTAATAAGAGATTCTGATTCAGGCTTAGCGTAATCTTCTTGTAACGCTACGTAAAGTACACGTGTTGTAGATAAGTCACACTGTAAATAGTAGGTAAGCTCTTTTAAAGGTATCTCATTTGTATTGTAACCATCTTTAAAGTAAGTCTTTAGAGTATCACCCTTCTGAAAGTCTAGATTTCTACGCTCAGCACAGTTAGCTAAGCTAATAGATTTCTTTTTAAAAGATCCTGTTGATGTCATCTCTACGTGATTGCCCCTCATCAAGACGTATTCAGCTAACATAGTGTCGTATATAGGTCCATCATACTTAAAGCCACTCTCCCATAGCCAAGGCATATCATGCTGAGCGTTGTGCATTATTAATAATGTAGCTTTATCTAACTTAGATTGTAGTTGTCTAGCTTGCGATCCATCAAAGTCATGTGCTTCAACATGATCAAAGTTATAAATGTTTTGAATGCCTGTAATAACTTCTTGTACACCTACCTGCACCAGTCTATTTGTTTCCTCAAAAGGATCAAGGTGTACCTTACCACCTCTGTTTGTAACAGTATTCTCTACATCAAGAACTAATTCCATTATCTCTCCTATCTACGCTAAGTATTGTGCTCTAGCTCCATCTAGCTCACACGTTATCTTACCATGCCAACCACCTTTAAGCTTATTCTTTGCAACAATCAAGTATCTTTTTGAATCTAACTTATCTTCTTCTTCTTTTACCTCAAGCACAGGGTTCTTAGATATTAAGATCATTAGATCTGCTTCTGCTGCCTTGCCTGTCTTACTTCCTTCAAGCATAGATTGATCTACATTTACTTTTCCTTCAGCCTCTGCTGAGAGTTGGGACATCCAGATAACAGCACAGTTGTATTGCTTAGCTATATTACGTGCGTGAATGGCAGCACTTTTGAGATACACATCTGACGCCTCACTGTTCTTGTTGGCAAACTTATCTCCCATATCTAAGACTACGATATCAGGTGTATAAGCTTTAATGATAGCTTCAACCCATGCCATATCTTTACCTGTACTATCATACAAATCTATTTGTTTACGCACTGGCTCGTATCTTGATGAAGCTAATGCATAGTTACCTTTGACTTCCTCCATAGATAAAGATGTTGCTGCACTTAGGTAACGTGCTCCTACTCGTTCATACGCTTCTTCATTACAGAGGATTAGGCACCTAGCTCCTTGTGATGCAAAGCCGTTTGGTGAGCTTATCAAAGATGCATGGAAGGATGTCTTACCTGTGTTAGGCCGTGCTCCTACAATAATATATTGACCTCCGCTAATACCCTCAACTCTTCTACGTAAGCTAGGAATATTAAACTTCCACTGAGATTGAATATCATTAGCCTTAAGTAAGTGATCTATATCTATGTTACCAAAGTCGAGCTTGAGGTTAGGAGTAAAGTCATCTTGATATGTACGCATTAGATTACGCACTGGCTCAAGACTATCTATCCTACCATTAACATAATCATAACCTATGTTAGCTAGTTTATTACCTAGCAATTGCTGAAACAATTTAGATAAAACAGTACTCGCTATTTGTTTGTTCATCACTTCTTCATGGGACACACGTTTAAACAGATCATTGTAGACCTCTTTGTTTGCTGTGGTCAAGGTGCTGTTATTAGCAAAAAACAAAGCCTCAAGTTCAGAGGGAGTTAAAGTTCTATCAAAAGTTGTCATTGCATAATCTAAACTTTGTTTAATCTTACGAACATCTTTACTAAACAAATCATCAGGACATCTTATACCTTTATTATCATCGTAGAACTCTTTGTCCATGAGAGTTCGTATTAGTGCTAGTTCCATCATTTATTTCTTTCCTTTCGGTACTACTCTATACATACCCTCTGGAGTTTTATAGGAAGTAAGTATGTCAGTAAACTGTTGCATACTCATAAACAACATTTGATAATCTCCCATGCTCTCATCAAACTGTCTCATGTAAACTATCCCATTATCTGCTATGACCATCTCAATATCTTCAAAGATACCTGCATGATCTAGTGTGGTGATTACAGAAGCATCTGAGTTAAACTCTACCGTAAACATTATAGTTACTTTCCTCTTACCTTAGATTGCTGACGCTCTTCATCTGACATAGGCCTGATGTAAGGTACTACAAAACCTGTGTTCCACAACTTTGCTTGAGCTATAGCATTTTCTTTATTATAAAAAACTAAGGGGTCATCATTTAAGTTGAACATAGGTTTACCTGTATCATACATAAGTTCACCTTTAAAAGCCTCAAACATTACTGCCCACATTACTTTTCTCCTGTTACATCTAAACACACAACACCTATACCATTGTGAGTTATCATTACTTCTGCTCTTTCTCTCCTTGCTTCACACTGCTCATAATTATTATATGTAGCTATGTGGTAATACTCTAAGCTCTGTCCACTAATTAACTGTAACCAAACTAAGGCCCACATTTTTGTAACTCCTCTAATCTATTTTCTAAATCAGTTATCTCTTTAGTTAAAGCAAATAGCTCCTCTTCTTTACGTGCTATCTCAAGCTGTAGATTTTCTATCTCACCTACCATACTCATCCTACTTCTCCAATCTTAATGCAAACCATGACACAGGAAACAATCCTTTCATGCTATTGCATATTCTATTTGCTACTAGCCTAGTCTCATACTGCGTATCTCCTGCACATCTAAGGTTACACATATGTGCAAAGGCGTCAAGACTACCTGACCAATACCATTCAGTCATGGTGCTTTGTGGCAACACCATACGTGCTTGCTCTGGGCATACACCACTTTCTAGTAAGGACTTATAAGACTGTAGCTGCCTATGCCACTGTAGTTCTTGATCCATATATACGTGTGCTACACCATCACTACCCTGCTTTTTATCTTCTGATCTACCACGCCATTCTTTAGGTTCATAGAACTCAGGCTCACTGTCTACATACCTACGACTGATCTCATTCCAGCGTAAGAACTTATGCTTGACTAGCTGTCGAGCTACAAAGATGGGAGCTTTCACAACAAAGGATGCGAAGCAATGCCCGAATGGTGAGAAGTGTTTATGTTCAGCCAAGTAATGTATCAGCTTGCGATCTTTATCCTTCAATACATACTGATCTGTTTCACTGTCGTGGTCATGCCATCTGGATTCTTTTGCAAAGCTAACCCTTGCTGCATTTACTACAGTCAAATCATTACCCATGTGATTTAGATATGTTACTTTAATCATCCTCTATAACCCTGTACCAAAAGTTTTTTTCTCTTTATCTCCATGTATGGAGCATAAACTAATAATAAATTCTGTAGACCAATCTTTAAAGTCTTCATTAGATTGTACTTCTTTTACTTTGCACTGAATTGCATTCATCATTATTGCAATAAATTCATCTCCTTTGTACATATTTGCAGCTTTTATTTTATCATAACCTGTCATTAAATCCATTTCTATATCAATCATTAGAACGGCACCTCCCCATTAGCGTCACGTGGATCATTAAAGTATCCTTTCTCTAAGTAGGCATACTGTGGTTCAGGTTTAATTTTAATAGGTTCAAACAACCCCATCTCTATTAAATGTTTTTCTAACTCACTCATTTATCATTTCCTTTAGTCTATCTACATCAGAGTCTAACTTATATTTAATGTCATCGTCAAGTCTTAAGGCTTGTACTTTTTTACCTGTCCATGTTTCTACTTCTTGCTTGTACGCTAATGTCTTACTCATGGCGTCAGGGTCTAACCCTATGATAACCTTATGAAAATCTCCTATGTACTCCATCTGCGCTGGGCCTAATGACGTACCAAGAATAGCTAAGCCTGTTGTGTTAGGCATAATCTGAGCTACGATGATAGCACTGATCACATCCTCTACAACAACACACACATCATTAGATGTACCAAGTACACGTTTGAATACAGATGCCTGTCCTGTGTAGCGAAACCATTTAGGTATGGCCCCATCAAGAGCACGGCCTACTGCATCAATTACTACATTCTTATGCTTGATAGGAAAGACTGCACGCCTATCCTTAACGTCATAGAAGATCTCCTCATTAGTTAAACCCCATCGTCCTAAGAACCTATGCAACAACTGATGCTCAGGCTTAGGATTAACTACATACTCAGGGTAAGGCATAGCCTCTATCTCTTTGCGTGTCTGTCTATCTAAACCTTGCATACGCTTACGTATCTCATCAGCTGTCATGCCAGTAGTAACTGCACCACGTATGCTACAGTCTAACTTGTAGCAGTTGTACATCACAGCACCACCATCTTTAGTAGCAGTAAAAGTATTCATACCATTACAGACAGGACAGTTCATACGGGTTGTCTCACCCTCACTAAGCATAAGATCCTCTACGTATTTCTTAATGTCCATGCTCCACCTCTTCTCTTTTTCTATCGTGTATCTCACTGTGACAATTAGCACAAACTAATATACACTTTCTTATCTCTTCCTTAACAGACTTTCTTGAGTAGCCGTGCATCTGACTCAAAGGAAACTTTTTAGAATGCATATGATGAAAGTGTAATGCACTTAAACTTTTTTTGTAACCGCAAACTGAGCAACCATATATACTTTTATATCTTTTTATAAAAGCCCTGTTTGCTTCAGAGTTTTCTTTCTTTTGTTTAGCCTTTCTTATCTTTTGTTTCTTTAAAGATTCTGGACTTAGCCATTGTTCCAGAGGAACTGAACGATCTCCTGTAGCTACGGTTGTTCTGTAGTAGTATTGCATAAAGAAATAACCATCTTCTCTAAGATCACCATGTCTTAAGGGTAGACCTAGATAGATTACTTCGTCTTGATTTATTAAACTCTTTGCATACTCACTTTTCATACTTACTTCTTCCTATTTGCTAGGGCATTAGTTGCACCTGTAAGTGTGTTAACTAAGTAAGGCTTAACACTTTGTGGATTACTGTGACCACTGACCTGCATAATACCAAAGGCATCAGCACCACCCTCGACAAGTTGCGTGATACCAGTGCGTCTTAAGTCCATAGCAGTTATCTCTGGAGGTAGGTTTGCAGCAACCTTAACCTCATTCACTAGCTTGTGTATATCTCCACTTGGATACGGCCTGTAGACCCCGTTGTGTGGCTCCACAGAGGGTGCTACGTACTGCTGGAACCCAAAGTCTTTCTGTTGTTCAGTCAACATCTTACACAAGCTATCATCTATAGGTAACTTTACTTCAGACCTGCGTTTACTTTGCTCTAACACAAGAGTTCTAGCACCTAAGTCTAGGTTATCCCACTTAAGTGTACGCATATCACCTACACGTTGCGCCCACTCATATGCCATATGTAATATTAAGCCTATGCTACGCCATTTCCATTGGCTGTAAGCTGTATCTAAGAATGTAATAACTTGAGCGTCAGTCCAACGCACCTTACGTATATTATCTTTAGTACGTTGGACTAATGCTACAGGGTTAGTGACCAAAGCCTCATGTCTGATAGCTGTATTGAGTACAATACTCAGGCAAGTTGTCATGTAGTTAGCTTGTCTTAAGCCTACATCAGTTAGCCATTTGTCATACGCTACGGTGACATGTTTGAATCGTAGGTCACGCAGTTTAATGTTACCTAACTGCTTATCATTTTGTACTTTTGTTTTGCACACACGCAGTAAGTTGTAGTCGTAATCTTTTTTACTGCGATAAGACAAAGCATGGTACTTAGGTGTACGCACATAGAAGTCACACGCTGCTTCTATAGTATGTGTCTCCTTAAGTTCCATGTTCTTATTCATTTGTCCTTCTCCTTCTTAGGTTTAGGTACTGGAGACTGTGACCAATCATCACAAGGGTCATCATCCAAGCCTCCTTTCTTATCGCTACTAGTATAGATCATAGTATTCCAAACCCCAATGTTAATATGACTATAGCCATAACTATTTGCATAATAATAATTATTAACATCTCAAAATATTTGATGGCTGAGATCTCCATTAGCTATACGATGAGTAAGCTCAGCAACTACATCACTAAGCTCATCTACATCTTCTCCTATCCATGACGCCTCGTCAATAGTATTAGATATATTATTGTACTCATTCCATTCATCTAATGCATAGTCTGACATACTACTTCCCCTCTACAAAATTAATGTGTTCTTTAGCCTTAACCATTTTATTTAACAGCGTAGTCACATGGACTAGGTACTGCGTAGTCTCTGATGAAACAGTATCATTAACTGAGTACGGATCAAAGTAGTCACCAAACGCTAAGCTTTTCTTACACTCATCTATAATGAAGTCTACTTGTCCTTCAGACAACATACCTTCCCAAAAAGCTGATGCTGATCCAGCCATATTATTCTACTCCCATTCTTTCGTTGTGTATACTTTCATATAGTTCAGGAAATGATGCACGTAATTTCCATTCTGATGTGTCGATAGCTTTCATATCATCTACACCTAGCTCATATGTTTCATGAAGCATGAAGTCTGCATCTTGTATAGTCTTCATGACAAACTTTAGTGTTTCTATTTGATTAGGCAACAAGAAGTGTGCGGCATTGTTGTATTCTATATTACGGTTGTCCCTATCAATCTCCCACTGTGGGCGTGTATCTTCTACTACTTTTTTCTTAGTCATTTTTTCTTAGTCCTTTCATTCATTCTTACTGTTGATCTAGCTATACGGCTATCGGAAGTGATGATGACAACTTTTCCGTCATCACCATACACTATATACTTGCCGTTATATTTCTTGATAACCACTACAGCTACCCTGCGAAGTGACGTATCCTACGAGAGTTAACTCTGTTCATAGCTTTCTCTACGTAGATGGTGCGTCTACCTAAGTTGTAGGTAGTGAAGCAGTCACCGTGTTGAATGTTATATCCACGACTGCTGGTTGAACGATTAGGCTTACGCTTACGGGTCAATCCTTTGAAGCCGAAAAAGTTAAAGCGAAATCCTTTGGTGCCATCATTCAGTGGCTTAGTTGCGATACATGTAAACATATTATTTTCCTTCCAGTTGGGTTCGTATTTCAGTAAGTAAATCAATGAGTTGTTTGTTGTTCTTCATGGTGGTGTTAGGTAACACCTTCTCGCACATGGCGAGGATCTTTAGGTTTAGTGCGTTTGTAATCATGCTAGTCCTCCTTCAATTACGAATAGCTTGGATGCTGCTACATCCTTGCGCTTCATTGGTTTAATTAGTTGATAGCGAAAGTCGTGGTATAAATCAATGTTATAATCAAATAGCTCTACTGTCGGACCATCCGACACTAACTCAAAGTCATACGTAGGGTATGCATCAGTCAATGTACCTATCATTATGTTACCTCCTGCCTCTGACCTACTGTTGGTCAGGCGGCAAGGTAAGTCAACATCATCCAAGTGTACACACAGTTTGTATATCATACTAACTCCTCATCTAATATTTCATACTGTTGTTTATACTCATCACTAGCGTATGTCAAGTTAAGACCCATGATAGCCTCACGAATGTAGCTGTCACCCATGTCGTATGAGCCATACGTCATGTCTGTCTTGACTGCAACGAACCACCTAGCATATGGGTTCTTGTTCTCGTTAGCAGGTACTTGGTACGTCTTAAGCAAGAGCATCTCTGTCTCACCGAATGGACCCATGCCTTTGTAGATTGCATATGGGTTATCTTTAGTGCGGGACTTGCCCATTAAGTTCTTAGCCATGTTATACTTCCTTTTATGTTACGTGGATTGATCTTGTATTGTTTGCTGAGCTACAGGTTAAACTAGCAAGCCTACCAAAGTCAATAGGTTTAGCGTCGTGTTTAGTTACGAAGCTATCATACTTGTATGGGTTATACGTTACCTCCTGTGAATGTTCCCTATGATCAAGGATCTTTGATGCATCCTCTACTAATAAGTTTTGTATCCATTTACCTCTAACAAAAGCGTGGACGTTCTTCTTCTTCTCACGCAGTACCTTCTCACGCCCTGCCTTACGTACTACGAACTCAGGATTTTCTATCCATATGTTACAGACACGATCAACTACACGCCCTGTCTTACAGTCACGAACACTGAATAGTTTCTTGTGCAAATTAAAATATACTTCTACTTTCATTTCTACATCTCCATGATTGACGTTACGTGATACGCTGACACTGCATCACCTGTAGGTAGTGACTTATTCATGCCACCCTTCTCAGCTACATAGTTACACCATGTATCCCACCAGTACTCTGCACCTTCAAGGCGGCACAGCTTGACGTACTGGCGTATCTTCTTAAGCCTAAGCTCAGGATTGATCTTCTTGCTGACTTTCAATGCAGCCTCAGACAATCCAAGCATACGAATGTTGTGTCTGTCAAGGCAAGCAACCTCAAAGCCACACATCTGAGCGATGAAGCCAGCCTTCACCATACCTATAGATGGGATACGCATGAACAGATCTACTGCTGCTTGTGCTCCGTCTATAGTGTCAGTGCCTACTGTCTCCTTGATGTTAAGCATAAGCGTATGCAATTTATCTTTGTTATCAAAGGCATAGGTAATACCTTTAGCTTTGGCATCAGACACCCACTTAGATTTGACGCCATGTTTTCTAATAGAAATACGCTGAGTGTGTACCCTAGATAAAGGCATGTTGATTGTACATAGAGTGAACTCTATTATGTCATACATGGCATCAGAAGATGTCGTTGCATACTGAGCGATTAGGTTACAGTCACGTTGATACATTGTGTACTCTCCTTGTTGTTGTGTTCTCTACTGTCGGACCATCCGACACTACTACCATTTAATTCCAAACTCTTCACCATCAGGATCATAGCTAATGGCATCAGCACCCACATCTTCTGGATACTTTTCTTTAAGAATTTTTATAAGGTCAGATTTATTTTCTGCTTTAATTAAAGCTTGAAACATACCGTCCTCTCTTTCAATTAATACTTCATAGAAGTCCATAACTAATCTCCTTTTTTTGTTAATTCATTTTGTATTGTTAAACCTTTTACTAGCATAGCTTCAGCCTCTCTTGTATCACCTCGTTTCAAAGTGTCAAGTGACCACGCTACCCAGCTTGCAGCTTGAGGTGATAGTAGTTCAGACGTAGGCTCAACACTAGGCTTAGGCTCAGGCTGTACTTCTACAGCACCTACCTTGTTGTCATTCAAGAAAG